CTTCTTCTTGGGCCATCATTATTTCTCCTTAGTATAAAGTAGCGATATCTTCGGGTTTTTGAATTACACCGATAATTTCATCATCATTTAAAATTCTATGCTCACCCCATTTGTTTTTAAAACGAGATCCTGCATACCGTCCATACATTACAAACTGACCATTCTTGCACCACGGACCAAGGGGAAACTTTTCTTTGTCTCTATAGCAAAGATTTCCCATTTTAATTACTAAACCAACAACAGTAGTTGCTTGAATAGTTTCAATAGTTGTATCTGCTAAAAGAATTCCACCTTTAGTTTTTTGTGCGCCAGCGAATGGTCTGATTAGTAAACGATAACCTGTGGGTTCTGGAAGAGAACTAACGTATTCTTCTTGTTCCTCTTTGGTTTTTGGTACGATGAAATTATTTTCATCACTTGCTATGTTTTTTTCAGTCTTTGTCATTGTCATCTCTGAGCTGTTCACTCAAATCCTCCTTTAGCTGATTAAGCGAACTAATTTGTCCCCTAGAATACTGTAATTTCTCATAATTGTCTATACTCCCATAAATTACTTGATCGCTTATGTTTGTTATTTTTTTATCGATAAGTCTTTTGACCTCTCGAATAGTTTCGATATCTAATGTTGCCATAATTTAGTGGTTTATATGGGAATCAAATGAAATGCAACTATTTATTGCCCTTGAATATCTGCGTTCCTTTTATACCATAAACGCTCGCCACGACAAGAATCCACAAATTTGTGAACCAGCTGGGAAGCTGTGAGAAATATTCGAAGAAGAGTTTTACTTTGTCCATAGAACTAGGATCATCACTTAGAACTGCCCAAGCAAGCACCAACACGGGGGCCGAGAGGATAATTAAAATAAATTCGTCCTTATAATCTGATTGTCTAGCCTCTAATAATTTACCTTGATAAGCTTCTTCACCACGAGCTTGACGTTCTGCATGCAATAATTGTGCATCAGACATTGCAATTTTTGCTTTTTGCTTGTTAGCGTAAATTTTACCGCCTGCTTGAAGTGCAAGTTTTGCTAGTGTGAACCAAGCCATAATATTTTTCTCTTCTCCTTAAACACATATAGGGTATCATTTCTTTTAAACAATTCCAACCCTTGTCCCCAGTCACTTTCCATCTAAATAAATGTTTATGATTAAGGTTTTTTGGTGTTGTTGCATAAAAAATACCGCCCCACATCACGTGAAATCGTGAAACCATGTCCACATCTGTAGTTTCAACCTTAACTTCTAATCGTTTTGGTCTTTTTTGACCACGGCTCCAGACTCCAAAGCTACCTTCGCCATCAAAAACACCTGCAAGAACCAAAATTTTGTGTTCTCTTGGTAATTTATCGTATGCTGTTTGGTTTTCCTGTAAGAATTTTAGGTAATTTTGGTTTTGGAAGTTTGATTCCTTGTGGATTTGGTCCTCTTTTGGGAGGTGGGCCAAATTTTTTACCACCACTTAGTCCTTTATTGAACCTTGTTGATTTGATCTGCTGTGATTTTACCTTGAGCATAAAGTTTTTTCCTATCTCCTTTAGTAGTTTTAGATAAATCTATTTTAACTTCATCTCTTTCATACATTTCCTCATGAGGATCTTTTTGTTTTTTTCTTTTAAATAAGTTTTTAATCCAATTCCACATTAGTTTCTCCTTTGCATTTCTTTCATTCTTGCAATATCAAGCTTTTCTTCTGCAACTCTAATTCTTTCTTGTTGTCCAATTCTTGCTTGATCTAATTTTGCTTGTTCAATGGATGTATCAACCATGATTTCGTTTTGTTTTCTTTGTTCTTCAGTTTCAAACTCTTGAGCTTTACGCTGCATATCCATAGCTTTCAAATCTAGCTCTCTTGATTTCAAAGCAACTAAAGGATCTTGTTGTTGTCCGCCTGCTTCTGCTTGTACCAATGTGCTTGTTAATTCAACAACTCTCTTAGCTACCATTGCATTGTACTGCACTGTCCACGCTTCAGGATCAACTTCTGCTAGTTGAACTAACGCAGGATCTTGNGCNATNGCTTCTACNACTTCTTGATTNGCTTTTAATGAAATATGTTCNGAGATATGTGATTGCAATGNTGCATANACTTGTGGATTTACTTGTACCATTCTTGATTTCATAAATGCCATNTGNGCTTGNATGTGAGCTTCATGATCTTGTGTNGCAAAAGGTTTTAAAGGTTTCATACTCATTGCATCTGTATTNTCAATNGCAGGATCTTTTGGTATNGGCTGCTCTACAGGTTTTAATAAACTATCAATAGCCTCTGTTCCTAAAGCTTCATACACTCTTCTGTAAGCTTCTCTTACATCATGTAGTGCAGGATTACTCATTGCAATTTTTAATTGTTCGTTTGCAAGNGTNACTCTTTGTGCAACTGAAAAAGTATTTGGATCTGCAATNGGAAGTACATCNACTCTTCCATCAAAGTCCATAGCTTTTACCATTTGGTCTGCTCCATAAACCTGATACGGGTAGATAGGGGGTAAATACGTAGCAAAAATTTTATGGAGCATTCTGAACTCTTGTCTCATAGAATAGTAACATCGTTTATGAATNGCACTCATAACACGTGAACCTCTTTCTAAAAGAGCAAGGGTTGATCCCACAGCTCTATTTTGTGCATCCTCTCCNACTGCCATNTCAGCAATGTTTGCAAAACGTTGACCTGCGTTCACAACGAAACCTAATAAACTGTATAAAGTTTGACTTGGTTCTTTAAAAGGTAAAATNTGAAATTGATCTCTTATGTTTCCACCAGGAGCATCGACATCTCTAAACTCACCAGGTTGGAAAGGTTGATCATCATCTCTGATTCTTATACCTCTTGATTTAAAACCAGCAGGTAAGTTTGCTAAAGTACCTGCATCTAATAATTGTCTTAAAGCTTGTGTAGCAGTTCTTGTTAAACCACCAATCATATGAACTAAACCAAATCCGTAAAAGCCTANACCTGGTAAAAACTTGTAATGTACAAAATACTCTTTTCGTTTTAAAAGTTTGTCGCCTTGTTCATAGTTTCTGTATATGCTTAATATCTGTCCTGAGCCTTCATCAATAGTTACGATGTAAGGAACTTTAATTTTCTTTTCATTGTCATCAGGGTTTTCAAATTTTTCTAAATTTAAATCTACATGCATTTCTAATATTTGATAATTNTATGCTTGTTGATTTGGNGANTTACCTTCTAACTCNTCATATTTTTTTTGTATNGATGTTTGTGAATTTGTTGAAGGTTTAATATCTACATCTCTNTAAAAACCAGATTCCATTTTCTTATACAAATCATTCTCAGACATTCTAAGAACGTGAGTAATTCTTTCACAATCTAATAAACTAGATGCGTAGTATGGAACGATAATGTCTTCNGCAGGAACAAACTTTGCAACAGGTCTTTCCATGAGTTCGTCATAGTAAACCTTTTTGAAAGCTGATCCTGCTAGAGGTAGATAAAATAATAATTGATCCATCTCTGGAGTGTATTCTTCCATCTTTTCAGTAATCTGAAANTTCATAAATTCCTTGACCCGTGAAGCTTGGTCCTCGGTTTCTGCATTTTGAACACCGACTATAGCTGTTTTAACAGGGCCAGAAGATGGTAATAATTCTTTNTAAGCTTGTGCTTGAAATTGAGTAATAGCCTCGGACAAAAGTGGATGAGTCACGCCTGACGCTCCTCTAAANGGTTTTGANGGTTGCGTGTATTTAAAACCTAAAAGATCTAAACCTGAAGTGTATCCGTCTTCCCATTCTTTTCTTGAGTCTTTGTCTCTTTGATATTCAGCTCTTAATTGTGAAGATATTTTTGAAAGGATNTTATCAGAAAGTTCATCAGCTAAGTTTGCATAGAAATTATCTTGTGCAACTTCTACTTCTTCCTCAACCTCTTCGCCTTCTATTCTAAATTCTTTTGATTTGGGTTCTACGGTTTCNTCTTCNATTTTTAAAGTTTCATCAACTTCATCAAATATTTCTGAACTCATATATCCCCTTTGTAAACCAATCAAAAACTAATGCAAGCATTAGTACATCTTAGTTGGTTTTTTTCTACCTAACTTGCAACCACGAGCCATGACGCTTCCGCCAGTTTTCATTCTGTCTTGAACAGGTGCTTTACTCATTTGTTCCATTAAAGATTTCATTTCTCTATCAGAGACAGCAGCTCCTGGAGTTTGAAATTGTCTAGGACTGTTACCTCGTCCTCTTTCTTGTTCTCTTAATTTTTTTGGTATTCTTGGTAAAGGTCTTCCAGGTGAACCAGGAGTTTTAGGTCGAGGTCGTCTTGGAAGTGGAGTCATAGGATTTTGACCTCTTCTTTCCATAAGTTGATCTCTCAACCTTTTTAAATCTTCTCTTGATATATCTGCCATACCACCTTGTTGTCTATTAATTACTCTTCTATTACCAACTGCTTCTCTAGGATCAACTGTGCTTTTTCTTCTGTCCATGTATTTTCCTTCAAGAGTATTTTTTATAAAAGTTCTGATAGGTGTTTTTCTATTTTTTCTAAACTCTTTTGCTTTTTCTACATCAACTCCGCCACCTCTTTTTTTCTTAATTATTTGTCCTGGAGCCTTTGCAAGCTTAGTATCTTTTCTTTTTGTTGAATTTAAAAAATCTTGTAATGAAGTTTTACCTGCTCTAGAAATATCATCTCTAGTTACAGCAGAATACATTTTATCATTGTAAGCAAATTTAGTTCCAACACCTTGAGCTCTTGCTTTTTTAAATGCTTCTCCAAATGAACTTATTGCTTTTGCAGGTTTAGCTTTTGTATCTGCAGCTGGTGGAGTTTTTGCAATTGGTTTTGTTTTAGTTG